TTAGAGTGAGGGTAACTAGAGACCATAAATGGGCTATGACTATTGAACACAGGGCCGGGAGAAATAAGAATAGTGTAGTCCCCACACGTTATAGTCGGACGTATAAAGGCTTGGTCTCTATAGACGAGGCATCAGGTAACTGGCGGAGGCCCCGTATAATACAAGCAGCGCCAGGTCCAGATGGCGGGGGATTAGCGATAAAAGAGCATCTAGATTGGATAAACCGGGAAGATTCAATAAATAAAGTAATGGAGATGACATCCTCGGAAAGGAAAGGATTTATTCTTGGAATGGTTTACGGGGAAGGTGCACACGTCAAGAATAAAGATAGACCTAACCCAGGTGGAACAATCGTATTCGCTCAAAATCCTGGGACTTTAAATGAGGCGTTTAAACTCGCATGTTTTTTGGAAGGGGTAGCAGTAGGAACTACCAAAAGAGTATCTAAAAAAATGAATGGGGATACTAAGATAAATTGTAGAACTACCATGCTCAGGAAACCGCACAGGATGATCTCTGCTATAAAAGAAATCGGAAAAACAGTAGAAGACGTGTGGTGTCCAACTACTGAACTAGGAACATGGGTGATGCGACAAGGTGACACCATAACAATCACAGGAAACAGTATCACAGGTGGGGAAAAGCCTAACGTACTGCTAATGGGTCACGCGCACAAACAGGGGTACTTCTTTGAACGCAATATCCACGCGGTAAGCGGCGGAGCGTTATCTACACAATCCAAATGGATGCGAAGTAAACGAATGGCTAATCACGCCGGATATCATTTTATAACTATGCGGGTCGATGATGAAGGTGTAGCCGAGTTCACACTTACATTCAGGCCATTTTATGTTTAAGGGTAAAAATTAAGCCAGATTAATCCTAAAAAACGAGAAAAAAGCTTATAGTATAAAAACCATTCTCCACGTGAGGTAGGAGTGTCCACTTGTAGCATGCTACCAGAAGCCGACGGCATTAGAAGTCGTCTCATCTCTGTCCAGGACGATATCGAAGACAATAATAAGCGCACGCTGTTTACCAACATCCTATTCAAGCTCAGCAAAATCGAAAGAGAAATAAAAGGAGTCTCAAGAACACAGCTCATTCATGTATCCAGAGAAAAGAAAAAAATAGAAAAAGGCTTCCTTGAGACTCCCGAAGCTGAGGCCCAAGCCAAGGCGATAATCAAACACTGGTCCAGGGTGCATGATGGACACTGGGAAAGTAATTTCGTATTCCTAAGCGAAGAGCTGGAAAGGGAAAAAATTAAAATCTTCGGCCTGAAAGACCGCGTTCTGGAAGATACACTACTTTTAGAATATGAAATGCTCGATACAATGCTTGGGATACTGAAAGACGAATACGATGCAGTACAGGCTTTTAAGGTTAAAGTAGATTAGGGGGTTTGTTTGCCAAAAACGAGAGAAGCTGAATTATGGGATAGAAGGCAAAACGAACGCTCTAAAGCATTTGATCTCTTTTGTATGTACCGTGATATGGGCCCAAGCCGCAGTCTAGAAAAGCTAGCGCGGAGTAGTGACGAGACCGGCATGAGTTTTGGGAACCTCCGGTTGCATAGTAAACGTCACGATTGGGTCAAGCGTGCAGAAGCATACGATGACCACAGAGCCGCTCAAGATTTAAAAGACAACGAACAGCTCATTAAAAAGTTCAAAACGCAGCGGGCCCTGGAAGCATTAGCCATCGCCGATAAAGCATATTCCAGCATGAAAGATGACAAAACAGGCTCGAAAGAAGCACGAAAACGCTGGGAGCTTGGCATTGATAAGTTCATGCAGATATTAGGATTAGACAAGACAAAAGTAGAACTGAGCGGCGAAGTTAAAACAAATGATTCTGATAAAGCACTTCACCTAATAGAAGCCATCAACGCTACAGTAACACCTGAGCAAAGGATGGAACTTTCTAAGAAACTTATGGATATTGCCGAAGGTAAGGATGAAGATTAACACAAGGCGGCAAGTTGAAAAATGAAAGAGAAATACGCGATTGATTGGATTCTTGAGCGCAATCTTGGGGTGAGACAATATGCACGCAAGCCCGAGTTCTACAAGTTCTTTAAAGAGGATGAGCGGCCACAAGAGATCAAACAGAAGAAGCGCAAAACAAAAACTAGAAAGTCACTAAGATTAGCACGTGCAACATGGGAGCGTCACTTTAAGATTAAGATCCCGGTTGGTTATCATATACACCACAAAGACAAGGATAGGAACAACGTTGATCCGTCAAACTTGCTTTGCTTACCTGCTGAGGAGCACATCAAATTGCATGAATTACGAGGGGATAAGGCGGCAGTGACCATTCTTAGTAGGACTATGGGAAGTAAAGTTGTACAAAGAGGTTAAAATGGCTACACAAAAAATGGTCTACGGGGTTGCCGCTTCAAGCGACACAAATCCAACACCGTATAAACTAAAAAGGGAGTCAACGACGCCAGTACCGCAACCGACGCTGATTAAGTCAGTCGCGCCGTTAAAAGCGCTAGGTATAGTAGATTTCTTGCAGGTCGTTGCTGACGGAGCGTATCCAGACGCATCATTTATCCAGGACTGTCTGGCAAACAAAGTGACCTCCGGGGTGAATAACTCCAACGACGGCACATCCTCCAACTGGTCACTCTCATATTACCAACAGCTTGCAAACTCAGGTGTCCAGTGGGCAATCGGAGAATCAGAAAGTGGTGGCGAGATGTGCGCCATTATGCAGGCAGCGCCAGGGAAACTTGTAGCTGGTACGTATGGTGGCGAGGGGACCGGGGGGCCCACAGGTAATAATGATATCTGGAGTGGGAATAACCTCACGCCAACGTGTACTATTGCTAAAGGCACAATCAACTGCTGGCTTGAGTGCTACACATCAAGCGCGATGCTCAATGCAAGTGAAATTGGGACGGAGGCAGCTATCAATAAAGACGCTGGATGCTTCGAGGTTGGTCTTTTACCCGGAACATGGTGCGAGGCTGACTATGGGGCCACAGCAGAGACGTATCTTGAGATGGTCGACGCGATGAAATCACAAGGAGTTACCTGCGCTGGGGTTCAGATGTGGTACTACCAAGGTGGTTTCGCGTATCCAGATATTTTCACAGGTTTGATGGCAGAATACCCAGCGAATATGACACCCATACTACAAAGAGCGAGTGGAGTAACACCGACGCCTACACCACCAACACCACCTCCAATAGGTCTGACAGAGTGCTTCCTAACCGTAGACAATGCAAACCCGAAGGTAAACGCACCAGTTACTTTTACCGCAAAGGTAATGAGCAACGGAAAAGCGATCTCAGTCCCGGTAACGGTATATCATTACCTCAACGGCGTTAAGTACATAGACGCACCGAGTAAAGCAGTTCCAAACTCTTTCTCAACGCTAACGTTTAAAACAACGTTTACGACAGCGGATCCGAGACCGTACTATATGTCATTCGCCGGAAACGGCCAGTTCGCACCCTCTAACGCGCCATTGAGCGTGAATGTAGGATAAGGTGATTTCAATGGAAGGCAAATACTGGATGTATTTTAACTTGCACCCTCATTTCAAGCGTGACAGGCTAAAGTGATGTAAAAAATGGATAAAGATGAATTTGAGACAGAAGCGTATATTCTACGTCGCAATGTCGAAGAATTAGATTCAATTATCGAAAATCTCTCTACAGTAACCGACAGTAAAGCACGAACGCTGTTTAGGTTAAGAAGGGTTCGCGAAAGCCTGAAGATGATGGAAAACAGATTATCCAGACCAGGCAGACGGGAAGAACTAAGCAAAGAACATTGGAAACCTGAAACGGCTACAGCACCAAATGTTTGGACCCGACCTGAAACGGGTTCAACTACAGCACCAAATACTCTTACATTTGGTCAAGTGCTAAGAAAAAAGTTTGTTGATAAAGATGACGACGAAGTTTATATTGGCTTTATAGGAGATAAAAAATGACTCAAGTATATTACGACCACTCGAACGGCAAAAGATATTTTATGGGATGCAACCCGGATAAAGAGCGCACTCCTGCTAAATTATTTCTAAGCCGCGAACAGATTGAAGCACTCCCAGCAACGTACATCTTGAATGACCAGACACCAATAGAGAACCAAGGACAAGAAGGAAGCTGTACGTCGTTCGCTACAAACGGCGCTAACATGGTTCGCACGTTCATTGCATCTGGTAAGTACAAAGTAGGAAGCAAACAGCAGTTCTACCGATGTGAGACGTTTTATGACGGCAACCCAGGGCAGGATGTAGGATCATCACTATCAACGTCTGCGGCGGTGTTTGCTAAGTATGGCTTCGCCCCGGAGAGCGCGTATCCGTACAGTGAACCACTTTCTAACCCAGTGCCAGTAAATATCATGGCTATGGGAACCGCCGACGAAGCGACAAAGGAGATACGACTCGATGGTGCAACCCCAGCCACAACAATCGCGAACATGAAAGCGGCACTTGCTCCTAGTGCGGTTGCTCTTCCCGACTATCCGGTGCGTCTAGGCTTTACGGTGTATGAGTCATTTATGGACATCGGTCCTGATGGCAATATGCCTACGCCTTCTGGAGGAGTTGCTGGTGGCCATGCTGTTTGTTGTATCGGATACGACGATACGCACGCCAATCCGTCTGATGGTTCAACGGGGGCGTTTCTGTTTAGAAACAGTTGGGATTACACGTTTGGATGCCGACAAAACGGAACTGAGTCTAACGGATCGAACGGTGGGTGCTTTTGGATGCCGAATACGGTGATTCAGAATACAAGCGTTAACTCCGTTGGAGATGTGTGGGCAACAGTGTCAATAAATGATTTTGTAACGCCTACTCCAACACCAACTCCAACTCCCAATCCAGCGACGCCGACTAGCTGCTTTCTCACGTGTGATACTGCTACTCCAAAAGTGGGTCAGTTGGTTACGTTCGTTGCTAAAGTAATCGCAAACGGAAAAGCGATTCCTGTGCCTGTGACGATCTACCACTATCTAAACGGAGTTAAATATGTGGATAAGTTTGCGTATTCAACGCTTACTTTCCAGACAACATTTGAATCAGCAGCTCCGAGACCGTACTACGTGTCATTCGCAGGCAACTCAACGTACGGGAGCTCGAACTCAGGACTTGCGGTAAACGTAGCTTAGGACGGATTTTGATAAGAGAAAAGCTATCAAGTGAATCAAAAAAGCTGCCATCTTTGGTGCTCATTAAAGAACGAGTGGTGTTACAACTGTATGTCGCAGGGTAAGGTAGTAGCCACGCATATCGTACAGGTGGAGAGAAAAGCCAGGTATTCAAGGGCAAGCGCACAGGTCGAAACGTAACACGACATGGCAACAGACATCGAAAAAGAAGTAAAAGGTCTAAGCGAAGACCAGATCAGAACTGTAGCTTTGGGCATAGATCCGGTTAATTTCGCACGGCAGTTCGGCTTTAGTCCCGTTAGTTGGCAGTCGGAGCTACTACACAGTAAGCATCCCAGGGTTATCATGAACTGTCCGCGTGGCGCAGGTAAGAGTATTCTAACTGCCATACTTACGCTCCATCACGCGCTCTATACGCCAGACGCCTTTATTCTTCTGTTCTCACGGTCAGACCGGCAATCAATGGAGCTCTTTAGAAAGGTAACAGGATTTTATAAACAACTACGAAGCGATATACAAGTTGAATACTCAAAATCAGAATCAGCACACAGATTAGAACTTGAAAACGGTTCACGGATTCTTTCGCTACCAAGTTCACCTGAGACGGTGCTGGGGTATCATAACGTAACCCTCCTGGTAATAGACGAAGCAGCGTTAGTTAAAGACGAGTTGTATATGCGTGTTAGACCAATGCTCGACCATAAAAGAGGTCGGATGTTCTTACTTTCTACGCCGTTCGGAAAACGTGGGTTCTTCTTTGATGAGTGGACGGACTGGGAACAACACGCAGATAAAACCTTTTGGCAGGGGATTACCGTATCAACAGAACAATGTCCGTGGATGACTCCTGCGTTTCTAGCTGAAGAAAAACAAAAGCTAGGTGAAAGGTGGTATCGGCAGGAGTATATGTGCTCCTTTGAAGAAAACGTTGATAGTTATTTTACGTTCGACGAGATTGAAAACGCGTTTAGCAGCGACGTCAAGCCGTTATTTACCGCAGACGGTGAGCTTGATATTCCGCTACCTAGCGTACAGCATAAACGCGGCATGGAAGGCTTAGGGTGGAGTATTTAAGTGGAGACTGAAACACAGTTTACGTATTTTGTGGCGCTAGACTTGGGTCAGTCACGAGACTATACGGCGTGCGTTGTCTTAGAGCACACAGAGACCTATGCGGTTCCGCCACCTAAAACAGGCCGCGATGCTTTTGAAATGGTAGGCATCGGCGATTCTACCGGAAAGCCATCTAAGCCAATTCCGTTTATTCCAACAGCAGAAACGTACCATGTCAGGTACTGCAACCGCCTGGCGCTGAACACACCGTATCCTGAGATCGTGCGCTGGACCGCCACGCTGGTACGAAAACTAATGGCGAGCGCCAGGGTTGGCCTCATCATCGACGCAACAGGCGTAGGGCGCGCTATTTTAGACATGTTTCGTGAAGAACGTCTTAAGGTCGTGCCAGTAAACGTCACCGGCGGCTTTCATGCTAACTTCGGTAATGGGGTATGGAACGTACCGAAAAAAGACTTAGTGAGTAGCGCCAAGATGCTGCTCGCGAAAGGAATATTAAAAATTGACGATTCGACCGAATATAAAGACGTCCTTCGTACTGAGATTGAGAACTTTAGGATTAAGATTAACGAACGGACCCGCCACGAAAGCTATGAATCTTGGCGTGAAGGCGACCACGACGACCTAGTATTCGCAGTCTGTATGGCCACATGGTGGTGTCTAAAAAGAAAAGAAAAGGCAGGCAAGGCATACACCCCAGTTATTGTTGGAGAAGGTGAGGGGACAACACTACCAGGTTAAGACATGAACAAAAGAATTTGTTACGCGGATGACTGCGACGTTGTATTCGTACCAACTAACCGCAACCAAATCTATTGTTCAGCAAAATGTGGCAACAGGCAGCACTTTCGCAGCAAAGGAAAGTTTGCTTGGTATGTACGCACAAAGAACCGCCGTCGCGCACCACCTAAAAAATGTGAGGCCATAGATTGTGAGAATGTGTTTAATCCAACCAAACACAATCAAAAATATTGCTCAAAAAAATGCAGCAGTCATCAGTATTATCAAGATAACAAAGAACAGATGACGGAACAAAATCGTCAGCGCCAACTCGAAAAGAAAGAGCAGATAGCCAAACGGAAGCGCGAATACCACTTAAAACATTACCAGCCAAAAAAATTTGAACCTAAGGTATGTGCTGCAAAAGACTGCGAAAATGTCTTTATTCCTACCAGTTCGCGGCATAAGTATTGTTCATATGAATGTGGGCGGCCAGCGGCAAGCAGAAAATACCAGAAAGAGCATCCAGAAGAATATAGAGCATATTGGCACAACCGTCGCGCGAATATAGTAGGCAATGGTGGCTCTCACACTGCCGAAGAACTACATGATCTCTGGCACAAGCAAAACGGTTTCTGTTATTACTGCGGGGGGCTCCTTTATAAGACACTGAATAGTGTTTATCACATCGAGCACAAGATTCCTATTTCTAAAGGCGGTTCAAACGATATTTCAAATATAGCATTAAGCTGTGCGGAATGTAATTTTCGTAAGCATGATAAAACAGACGAAGAATTTTTAGAAGTGTTAAATAATAGGTAACAAGACATAAATGCCCTCGAAAAAAGAAGAAACTAACGGTATAACGTCATTTAACGAGAACTCTCCACTCACTAATTTTACCAAAGCGAATCAAACTCCTGAAGACGTAAAGAAATTAGTTGACCTTCAGGATCAGCCGTTTACACCTCAAGGCTTGCCTACTCTAGGTTCAGGTGACCTAATGGGAGTCGGCCCATCCAGCCCCGGACATCCTGCTCAAATTAACTACTTCGCAGAGTACGGCACTACCGGCCTGATGTACATACCCCCGTATGTATATGAAGAATGGTTAACTGAGCTGCAATACACTCGCGGCGTCCGGATGTACAAAGAGATGTACACGATGGACGCTATTATCTCGTCCATCTTTTACGCCGTAGAAATGAGCGTTAGGAGCGTAAACTTGTGGTGGGAAACAGCCGGAGCATCAGATGAGGACTTAAAAGCACTTCAATTTTACGAAGAGTGTTGGGAAGATATGAGCGTTAATCCACAAGACCTCGTATCAGAAATTCTCAGCATGTTTATTTTCGGGTATCATCTCGCGGAGATAGTGTATAAAAAGAGAGAGGGCCCGCATCCAGAGGATAGTACGATAGATTCAAATTATGACGATGGCCGTGTCGGGTGGAGAAAGTTCGCTACAAGGGCCCAAGAGACATTGTTAAACTGGGACTTTGACGTTAACGGTGGAGTACGAGGCTTCAGGCAACTCGCACCACCTCACTTTATAATCACAGAGATACCGATAGAAAAACTACTGCTTTTCAGAGTCAAACCGCGTAAATCCAATCCCGAAGGCGTCTCGATGCTTCGCGGCGCATACAGAACCTATATGTTCAAAAAACTCGCTGAGGAAATAATGATGACCGGCCTCGAGCGTGATTTGGCCGGTGTTCCAATTATACGGGCCCCGGGTGAGATAATAACAGGAGTAGATGCTAATTCTCAGTCTATGATGACCACACTCACGCGCATCGTCAGGAACCTAAAGCGGAACCAGGACGAGGGCATTGTACTACCGTCTAACAACTATTCATCAGCAGATGGCGGCGGACTGATGTATGACGTTCAGCTCATCGGCCCGCAATCGCAGAGGCAGTTTGATATCGTTGGCATTATCCAGATGTTCTCTAAGTGGATAGCTATGACGCAGGCCGCTGACTGGTTGATGCTCGGTCAAGACGCCATAGGGTCATATGCTCTAGCACAAACCAAGAACGATATGTTTGCGATGACGATTTCAACGATTCTCGATTCAATCTGTCAGGTCTTTAACTCATACGCAGTACCTCGCTTGGCACAGCTTAATCCAGACGTGAACCCAGAAACATTACCTAAGCTCGTTCACGGCGATGTAAATACTGCATTGATAAGCGATGTCGGGATATTCTTAAACAACGTCGCGCGTGGCGGAGTTGAGATTCCAAACGACGTACAATTTAGAAACGCCCTGTGGGATATGGTAGGACTTCCAAAAGAACCTGAACCGGAAGGCGACGAGGCGACTCCGGTGGATTCGTTATTACCTGGACAAACAGCTCAGAGATCAAGAGAACGAAACCAGAGGATAAACGAAGAGACGCCGTTCAGAGGAAAGCCACCACGAGCTGTCATTCAAACTCCTGGTCCGGTAAAGCGGTCTGCTAAGTCTGAAAGAATCAGAAAACAACAACCGACTACTACCGATGTACACGTAAACAGGCCAAGTGAAGACATATCAGTTGCGTATCTACAAGGGACTAAACCAAAAAAGAAGCGAAAGAAAAATGGCAAAGGAACTGTTGGAAGTTAAGGTTGAACGACTTGAAAAAGAGATTACGGAACTAAAGCGCCAGCTCAAGATGCACATTAGTAATTGTCCGTTTCGAGAGATACATGCCAATTAAAGGATGGCCGCAACCATGGGAATAAAAAATGAATGGAATGATCCACAAGATTTCGGTCTTGATGATCCTAAAGCTATCGTCGTTAAGAAGGAAGATTTACTCAATATGTCGGTAGTTCAGGAAGGTGATGATACGCGACCACTCACGAGAAAAGAAAAACGAGAATTAAACGACGTGCTCAACCAGGCGGTAGGGAAGCCGTCACACAGGGAAGGAATCATTAACCTGATCGTTCTCGTCAGTTGGACAATCTTCTGGATATTAGTCTCACATTATGTAATTCACTTCTAGGAGGGGTAAACATGCCAAAGTCAAAAGAAAAGAAAGCTAAGAAGAAAACCGTAAAGAAAGAAGGAATTAAAGAAGTTAGCACACCGAAAGAACCTGACGTGTACGCTGAAAAGATTGAAGCGCAGCCGGATAACTATAGCTGGCTCGCAATGTCTCGTGCGAAACCGGAAGAGACTGGGTCATCTGAAGGTGCCATAGATCCATTCGCTGATCTGGGTAGCGATAGCGCATTAGACCTCCTTAAACAAGATCAAGAAAAACGAGAGGAAGCTGAGCTCAAAGTTATCGAAGACGCAATGAAAAAAAGCCAAAAGGCCGCAAAGCGTCGCAATCTTAAACCAGTCACCATCAAAATAACCGGAGAGAATCTAATCCATTGGTATGCAATGCTCGATGGAATACGAAGTTCATTGTTAACACGCAATGGAGTATCAGCGGCAGAGAAAGCGGTCTATTCCGAACTCCCGATTTCTAATGAAACTGCCATCGTTTATCTTCTCATGCTGCACGATGAAGAGATGGAGCGGCATACTAGAACTGTTGCGCCACATCAGGAAGATATTGAACGAATAGAAAAGCAGATGGGAGAAAAAGCGAGAGCATACCAAGCTAGACGACCCGCACCTATCACATCATCTAACCCACATAGCATTCTAGCTGAAAAAGGCCCAGCGATGCCCGCGCCGAATCCATTAGGAGCAATGACTATAGACTCAGGCTTTACTATGGGCGGAGCGCAAATGTCTGAAGCTGATTTTTTCAGGATGGCACAGGCCAAGAAAGTCCCAAGACCTGTTAAAAAAGGAATGTGAGAAATGAAAGAAACTAAAGCGTATGTGATATTTTCAATCGCCGCGCTTATAGCGGTCTGTTACATAACGACGTTAGCATATTTTTTAGCACGATAAGATAAAGAGGAAACAACCTACAAATGGAAAACCAAGCTGTTGAATCCTATGAGGATCAGCAATGAAGTGTTCTAAATGCGGTCGAGAAGCTGAAGACGCGAAGTTTAAACAGTGTAGTGCATGCCGCGAGAGTTATCGCAATTATCGTAAGCAACCCAAATGGATAGAGTACAACAGAAATTACCAACGCGAATGGATACGCACGCATAGAAAAGTACCTCCAGAAGGATGCTGTATCAGATGTGGCAAGCCGTTAGAATCTAATCTATTCGCAAAATGTGAGCAATGCCTCCAAAGTTCACGAGATTGGTTCTCTTTAAATCCCGACAAGGCTCTGAAATATGCGCGTAAGTCACGTGAAGCGAATCATGATAGACATCTGAACTATATACATAACTACCGGGCCCGGAAAAAAGGTAATGGCGGCACATTCACCTTTAAAGAGCTAAACGAGTTATTTGAACAACAAGAAGGATTCTGTTATTATTGCGGTGAATTACTTTATGCATCATTTGACAGAGAGATTCACATAGAGCATAAGATTCCAATATCTCGCGGAGGTTCTAATGATATCACAAATATTGTACTAAGTTGCGCAAAATGCAATCTTAGTAAAGGCGCAAAGACCGATGTGGAATTTTTAAAATTGGTAACAAAGCAAAAATGAAAGAAGAAATCGCTGTTGAAAAGGAATCCAAACCTAAGCAATATTCCCAGGAATACATGGACGCACTTTTAGAAGGCGTCAGGCAGTATGTACCTCCGCACGTAATGGAGAACTTACACAGGCAAGCGTTACCTCGAGCCGGCGGACGAGCAAGTGCAAAGGCACGCGCTGCTCAAACTGCTGCTCAAGCACAGACTACAGAAGCACGACAGGCACAAAATACACAGGCCGAAGTAAATGCAGAGGTAGAGAAACAACCGATACCGGCAGACATAACGCCGATACCGTTACCTACGAATGAGAAACCATTAACGCCCCCTGCACCACCGCAACTACAACCGGAAACGTGTGCAGAAGGGGACGAAGCATGTGAAGCCCAAGCATCTGGGTCAGGTCCAGAGCAATCTACACCCGTACAACAAGGTAAAAGTAAAATGGATAAAGAAGAAATGGAAAAGACGGCTCACGGCAAGCAGGACGCCCCAATCGCTTCGACTGGTAGTTGGGATGCCGATGCAGCACAGAAAAGACTTTTAGCATGGGCCGGGGGCCCGGATAAGGATAATGTAAACTGGCAGAAGTTCGGCAAGGGATTCTTGTATCACGACCCAAACAATGCTGATAACATTAAAGGTTATAAATTCCCGGTAGCTGACATAATCAATGGTAAGTTCCAGATAAGTCGCGCAGCACTCGGCGCCGCAGCAGGAAGAATTAATCAATCAAGCGGAATACCCCCTGACGAGTTAAACAGCATGAAAGCCACTCTGCGTTCATACTACAAAGACATAGGTGAAGACGCGCCGGATAATATCTCAAAAGCAAGCGATGGGGACTTACATCCTGATTGTCAGAAGGTAGCGGACAACTGCATGAAACTGAAATCCGGCAAAGGCATATCTAAAGCAGATGTTCCGACCTACATAGGACAAAGACCTATACTTACCTTCGTCGCAGCATCGCCAGGCATCATGGAGTCTATCAGAAAAACCGCTTTGGCAGGGGCCACAGGCAAGACATTCAACGACGAATACCTGACTCCATTAGGGCTTACGAGAAACGACGTTGCTATTACCTATCTTGTCCCGAATCTGCTAAAAGACGAAGGCGGCAAAGTCAGAGAACCAACTGCCGAAGAAATAGAGAAGTGGCAACCCTGGTTCACAGATGAGATCGAAAAGATTGAAAGCGGTAATAAGCTTCCAATAATCGCACTCGGCCACACGGTGAAAAAAGCGTTAGATAGAGAAATTGAATTTACACTGCCTCATCCAAACTCACTATATACCCCGCGAACCAAGGATGAGCTGCAAAGGAAGAGATATCAGGTATCAAAGGCTCTCGAAGCTAGATACCGAAAAAACTGATAAAACGTCCTGAGAAATTAAGCCAGATTAACGTCAAAAAACAAGTAACGCTTAAATACTCTCAGGAGAATTTTGAACCGATACAAAAGCAAGCAGCGGCCTGGCACTACACCGCGCGCCTGTTGAAAGGGACAGACCATCTAGTGTGGGGTGTTGTCTATGAACCGTGCAATGGACCTGTCTGCAAGACCGATACGCAGGGGGACTTTATACG